TGGCTTGGCATGACGCCACCGACAACGGCACGATCAACCTTGACGCCAATGGCCACCTCGTCAGCTGGCTGAACAAGGCTGGCATGGGAAACTACGCAGCTCCTGTTCCTGGTTCGGGAAACCCATCTATTGTCGCCACCGCCCAGATCGGTGGCCGCCAGGTCCTCAACGCCAACAATCTGCAGTTGCCAGTCGTCGGTTCCTTTTCGCACTACACCTACGTCCTCGTCGCTGACATTGGCGCCAGTGCCAGCACCCCCGGCAACCCCGCGTTGAGCGGCTGGGATGGGAATGCCTTAATCACTGCCGGCAGCAGCGGCGTGCTTGGCATCTACAACGGCGGGCGGATTTCGCTCTGGAGCGGCAACAGCCTGGCCGGGCTCCCTGTCCACGGCGGTCCACAGTCGATCGCCGCGCGCTTCTCAGCCATCGGTGGTGAGGCCTCATCGCTCCTTCGCAACGGCGTCTCGATTGCCTCGGGCAACACCGGCAACATGCCGATCAACCCCAGCCCCTCCAGCCCCCTCATCTACAACCCCGTGCCCGGCGGTTTGGCCCTTGGCATGAACGTGGGCGAAATCATGATCTTCAACCGTCAGATCAGCGACGCCGAGATGGCTTCGTTGGAGGCCTACATCGCACAGAAGTGGAGCATCAGCTAATGAACATCACCACCACCCCCGCCCTGGTTCTTGCTGCAGCGATCGAGCCTGGTGACGTGCAGAACACCGGCACCTCTGTCGTCTTCATCAACTCGACGGCCGACACCTGCACCCCGGCGCTTGGTTTGCAGCTCAACCCCGGCGACGCCTGGTACGGCCGTGGTCCCGTCTTCGCTTGCGTGGCCACCGGCACCGGCACCGTCGCCGTTATGGTCTCCGGCGCCTAGTCCAGCAACCGTCTCGGCCCATGGCCGGCGAGACCCCAGCGCACACGAGGGCAGTCACTCACCACTACACCGTTCGCTACCCGGCACACGAGGCTCGTGAGGATGACCCGCACTACCGGGACTTCGACGCCTATCGCCGCCGCACCCACAAGACTGCACAATGCGCTGTAGGCAGTCGACGTGGCGACTTCTCGGACTGTGATCTGACCCAACCGCTCGAGCTCCACCATGCCCACATCGAGTTCGCACTGATGAACGACGTCGATCTAGCTCTGCTCGAGCATGTCTATCCCGGCGTCTCCGATCCTGATGCCGTCGGCGCTTGGGTTGAGAGCGCCGAGAACCTCGAGTGGCTTTGCGTGTTCCACCACCGTGGCCACGGCGGCGCCCACGTAGCGAGCGCATCGGACTTCGAGGCCCAGACCTTCATTAAGGGACTGATCTCCTAGGAGACTGGCAATCTGGCAAGAGCCCTGGACATGTCTTCTTGTCGGCACCCCCGCCGGCACTGATCGAGGAGACACCATGACCAACACCACCGTCGCACCAGACGAGCTGATGGACGGCTTGCCCACCGAAGAGGAATGGAAGCTCGTCTGGCCCTTCTTGTTGGCGTCGTGGGGTCCAGAAGGCATCGACCGTCATGCTGTCTGGCTCTACGCCGACGTCGCCAAGTTCGTGATCGAGCACGACCTACAACCTCTCTTCGAAGGTGCCATTGGGACGCCCGAGCACTTGATGGCCACGGCCAAGAGGTTCGTTGCCCTGGGCTGGGCCGCATCCACCGTGTAGCTACATGGTCCGGTAGCGCAACTGGTAAGCGCACTGCCCTGTCACGGCAGAGGTTGCGGGTTCGAGCCCCGTCCGGATCGCCAATCTGCTCAGCAAGCCTCTCCGGTGTGAACTTCTCCTACACCGTGATCGGCTGGATGCCCGAGCTCTACGACACTGCCTGCGAGCACTGCGGAGCCGACATCGTCATGGTCATCTTGGGCGTCTCGACCCCCACGTCGGTGGAGGAGCTCATCGGTGGAGGCCTCTGCATGGACTGCGGGCAGCTCTACAGAGAAGGGTGACCAGCAACCGTCGCCCTTGTGACTGACTGTGACGCAACCCCCAACGAGCCCAAGGCGCCCAAGCGGGCCAGCGCTCGCAAGAAGCTGACCGACGAGCAGGTCGACGCCATCTTCCGCCTCGTCACGCAAGGCGTCCCCTACCGAGAAGTGGCCAAGCGCGTCGGCTGCCACTACAACTCCGTCGGCCCGAACTACCACGCTCGACGTGCCGAGCTCCGAACCGAGCGAGATGCCGCAGGGATGGATGACCTCGCCCAGCAGCTCGCGCGCCTGGAGATGAACTACGTCGACGCAACAGAGGCGCTTGAGCGTGCGAAGCGGCTCGGTGAAGACGCACGCATTCCTGCCCTGCTCGCTGCACAGGTCAAGGCGCTCGACGCCATGGCAAACCTCACCGGGACCAAGGCTGCGTCGAAGGTCGAGCACAGCGGCGACGTTCCCGTGACCGTCCTGCGCATCGTGGAAGAAATCACGCCGAAGGAGGTGTGATGGAGCTCGAATATCGCATCAAGGTGCAGCCGCACCAGGTCATCCCGACCGGCCCGTGGCACACCTGTGTCCTTCTCGCCGGTCGTGGTGCGGGCAAGACCTGGAACGAGGCTCGCTGGCTGATCACGATGGCCCTCACCTACCCGAGCACCACGTGGATGGCCGTCGGGCGCACGTGGGCCGAATGTATTCGAGTGCTCGCTGAGGGTGAAGGCGGTCTGCGCTGGCAAATCATGGGCGGTAACGGTGGCGACAACCTCGAACCACTGCTCGAGGGTGGATCGTGGGACAAGGCCTTCTCTCGCTCACCGGGTCGGGCCGAGCTCCGCTTCGCCAACGGCTCGGTGATCCGTCTGGGCAGCGCTGACCGTCCCGCCTCTCTTCGAGGCACCAACGCCCACGGCAGCGTCGGTGACGAGGTGGCGTTCTGGCCCGAGGAGGCTCTGAACCAGCTTCGCCTCATCACGCGTCTCAAGCTCCCCGACGGCACGCCCTCTCGCATCTTGATGGCCACGACCCCAGACGGTGAGAACTGGTGGAGCCGCCAGTGGTTGAAGAAGGCGCCCATGCCCGGCGTTGTCTATGTCGGCTCGGACGACCCGTCGCTGCCGCCTGACCCGCCTCCGTCATCGTTCGCCAACAACCACACCGACGAGAACTGGAAGGCTGCGCTCGTCAGCATGTATGAAGGCACCGACCTCTACGAGCAAGAAGTGCTCGGCATGGTGCTCAACGCTCGAGGCCAGATTTACAAGGGGCTCACCCAGACCAAGAACTCTCGAGGCTGGCGCTGCGACGAGAACATCGATGACCCACTGGTGTGGCCAACGCCAGAGACCGCAGACGAGGTGATCGCCGGCCAGGACCTCGGCACCGAGCACCCCAGCGCCCTCATCATCCTTGCCCGCACCGGGACCACCTGGTGCGCCGTTGCAGAGGTGGTGCGACCAGCAGCGACCGAACAGGACTGGCACGATCTCATCGCCCCAACGCTTGCCGATTGGCGACCGAGCGTGATCTGGTCCGACATCAACTTCCCACAGACCACGAATGCGCAGCGCCGCCGTGGGATGCCCGTCAAGGACACCACCAAGGGCCCCACTTCGGTCATGGAAGGTATCCGCACCGTGCAAGGCGTCATCAGCTCAGGGAGCCTTGTGGTCGATCTCGACGCTTGCCCCAAGCTCTGGCAAGAGCTCAACTCCTACCGCTGGGCCGTCGACGCCAAGGGCGACCCCGTCGAGAAGCCGGTCAAAAAGAACGACGACGCTGCCGATGCGCTTCGCTACGCCCTCTTCATGGCCAGCACCAAGCCCAAGAAGCGGGCTCGCTTCGCCGGGCGTGAAGAGCTCGAGGAGCAGATGGCCTACGAGAGCACCTTGGTGCAGGGCGCACCACCCCAGATCGTGGTGGGCAAGGCCTAGCGCAGCAACTGTGAAGGGGGACAGTCGCGGAAACCCCCAGATCGACGCGGACAGGAGCAGACGACGTGGCCAGCCTTTTCCGGCGCAAGACGCAACCATCACCTACCGAGCACGACGCGTCTGCAGCCGAGGCACGTGAGGTTGGCTGGAGCAACATTGGCTCTGGCTCTGGCGGCTTCCAAGAACTGCGCTTCGGTCAAGAGATGGGCGTGAACAACGGCCACGGCCAGGAGACCCTGCTCGCCGCCATCGTCAACGCCGTAGCTGCCGACGTGGCCAACATCGACAACTTCGAGATGCGAGCTCGCCAGCTCGGCACCGGCAAGGACATCTCCGAGCTCGACCCCTACTGCCATGCGTTCAACGTCGCTGCGAACCAGAACCTGCACGCCGTTGCCCTGCGTTCCTACATCAGCCTCCAGCTCGACTTCGCCGGCGAGGTCTATCTCCAAGAGATGCCCACCCCCGGTGGCGGCGTGACCCTCTCGCCCCTCTACGACCGTCGCATCAGTGTGATCAAGGCCGCCCCCGGCCAGACCAACAAGGACGGCAGCCGAGCCACGATCGCCGGCTACCTCGAGCGCAACCAGCAGGGCATCGAGATTGGCCGCTACGACGCAGCCGGGTATGCCATCGCCGGTAGCGCTGTCGGCCGCATCCACCGCATCCACTACGTCTTCCCTGGCGACCCCTACAAGGCACAGCCCTTCGTCGCCAACGCCGCCATCCCAATCTCGACGGTCCACTACTCGAACCTCGCCGTGCGTAGCCTCATGGCGAACTCTGGCGTCCCTGGTGGCATCGTCAACGTCCTTGACGAGGACATCCCGAACGAGGAGCTCGGCCTCTACGAGCGCCAGCTAAACAGCCGCCTGACCGACCCGACCAACAAGGGCAAGCTGCTCGTCTTCGGCACCGACACCAAATACGAGCCCCTCAGCACGACCGCTCCTGGCGCTGGCTGGTCCGAGCTCTCGAACATCGCTCGTCAGGACGTGCTCTCAACCTGGAACATGCCCGCCTCACGTCTCGGCCTTGGTGGAGCCCGCACCTACGAGAACCAGCGTGTCGAGCTCGCCGCCTACTTCAAGAACACCGTGCTGGCCCGCCTCCAGCTCATCGCCTCCGCTTTGAGCGTTGCCACCCGTCAGATGGGCTACGAGGTTTACTTCGTCCCCACCGACGTGCCCGAGCTTGCCGAGGACACCGCCTACAAGCTGAACCGTGCCGTGCAGCTCTGGGACGCCGGTCTCGTCACCTTGGACGAAGCTCGTGAGACCGTTGGCCTCCCTCCGGTTGGTGGCGAGAAGGGTGCTGCGTTCGTCTCTAGCCAAGCGCCGATCATCACCCCACCTCCTACCGAGACCGGAGCGACCGTTGGCCGCTCGACCGAGGTGCGTGATTCGTCCCCTTTAGCTCCGGCGGCTGAGAAGCCGCAGCTGGCCAAGGACCTCGACAAGCACAACGAGGAGCAGATCTCCGTCCTCGGAGCCTTCGCTCAGCGTCACCACGAGCGCATCTACAAGCGCATCGCCGGCGCCGTGAAGCGTCACAGCGATAGCGGTGCCGACAGCACGCTCACCCTCGCCTCCGTCTTCGACGTCTCTCACTGGGACAAGGAGCTGCGACAGGACCTCGCACCTCTGCTGGCTGCCGTCGCCGCCGGCACCCTCGTCACCGTGGCGCGCGGGCTGACCAAGCCAGAGGTGACCAAGACCCGTGTCGACCAGCAGGTCGCAGACCACCTCGAGCTCCTCATGAAGGGCGACGCTCAGCGTGCGGGCTGGAACGCCGGCATCGCTCGAGACCTTGCGCCGGCATTCGCTCTCGAAGGCCCAGGCACGACGACGCCTGCTGACCAGCGCCTCCGCAAGGTGGCCGACGTGCTCGGCGTGTCGACGGACGACAACGGCGACGTAATCGATGGCCAGCCCTCGGGCGGACGGGCCGACACGATGAGCTGGCGAGCCGTTCTTGGCTTGGCTGCGGCTGCTGCGCTGGCTGGCTATGCCACTGCCGGCGTCACGAAGCAGCAGTGGGTCACGATGCACGACGCCAAGGTGCGTGACACGCACGCCGAGGCCGATGGCCAGGTCCAGCCGGTTGGTCAGGCCTTCTCAGTTGGCGGGAGCGATCTGCTCTACCCCGGTGACCCGAACGGCCCAATCGAAGAGACCGCTAACTGCCGCTGCGTGCTGGTGCCCGCCTAGCTACTCCTCGAAGGAGATCCCGGCTTGCCGGTCGAGACGGAGACGGTTGGCACGAGACAGCAACCTCGAAGCCAGGATGTCCTCCACGGCTTCCACGACGTAGTTGGTCCTAGAGACGACTTTCTGGCGAAGAACTTCACGGTGAATCATGAACACGACAAACTCCCGGACGTTCGGAGCCTTGAGATCAACTGACTGACGTGCAAGGCTCTCGATCAAGCGCATGAAGTTGTCGACGCTGCTGGCATAGATGCGGGCCCATTCCTCATCTGCCCCGTCGCTCCCGTTGAAGACGAGCCCCATCTCACCAACCCACCACAGAGTTCGCTTGGCATTCTCGAACTGAAGAGGCGTCAGCGCCTTCTGCATCATGTGGATGAGAGTCATCCATTCTTTCTGAACGTCCATCGTCGTTTCCTCTATCCGTAGGGCATCGGACGCCCTACGACCACGACAGTCCCCAGGCTTGTCACCACACCACACGCCACACGCCACCAATCAGCGGGCGCCGGTGTAGAGATCGAACGGGTCGATGGCCCGCAACCGCTGGGATAGCGCTGCCAGCCGCTGGGGTGCGGTGGCGACACGCTCTGCCTTGTGGGCGTCGCTGGCGAGGATTGCCTCGATGATCAAGCGCTCTTCGTGCGTGATGGTCCGCATCAGTTGCCCACCTGCTGCTCAAAACTGCCCAGTGCGCCGTTGATCACCTCGGCAGCACGCTTGGCCTCTTCGACCGTGGCGAAGTTCCCCAACGGGCACCAAGAAGAATGCTTGTCAGAAATGACCAAGCTGACGACATCCCTGTATTTCACGATGACGAAGCGATCAGGGACCCAACAGGACCCGTTCGTGTCGATGCTGAGCCACTCGAGGGCCTCTGGAGCGCCACTGGTGTGGTCCACCATGACCTCGATCATCTCGAAGTAGCGATTGGCGGCCTGTGCCGAGATCTCCGAAGCGGTCGGGTTCTTGAGGCAGTCGATCTGACCGGAGAAGTGTCTCTCTCGACCATAGGTCTCGATCAGCTTTAGCAGCGCGTCTCGGGTGGTGGGTTGAGCAGGGGCAGCCATAGGTCTCCTCTTCATAGCGTCCACCTCCTTGGTGGACTACTAAAGACCGTCCCGAGTAACTCCGTGAATGCAAGGGGAAATCTGGGGTCAAGCCCCTGTGCTGGCGTTCTTGACTAGCTGGTCTTCGACGAAGTCTGCCAACAGGACGAGAAACACGGCGATGGCGCGCGTCTCAGCCGGCGAGAGGGCTGCGCTGCGTGCCGTGCCGCTCTTGCTCTTGGTCCAGTGCTTGGTCAGCTCCACAACGACGCCACCGCCGTCGTCTGACAGCTCGGCATCGATGAGGAACTCGGGGATCTGCTCCATGGGGTCCTCCTCTGCAACAGGCGACTTGCCTGCACTACCTACGGTGCAGAGCGATCTTCCGATTGCAACACCAGTCCACGAACAGAGCAGATGACCGACTGCTGACCGGTCAGTGACCGGTCACTGACCACACCAGAAGAACAGAAGAACAGAAGAAGAAGATCTTGCCGCAAGCGGCATCGTCAGCAAGCCGTCCAAGCGTGGAGTTCTCGTTCTTGCCCCCAGCCGACGTGTGGTCGATTAACCGGGAGCGGAGCATGCACTGGGCCCAACGCTCTCGACTGGTTAAAGCGTGGCGGCAATGCAGTCACGTCGAGTGCTCTGCGGCGAAGCTGGGCGCTCTCCCGCCGTCGGTCGTCACCGTCACGCTGCCATTCGCCAGGAACGCGCGTCGAGACCCCATGAACTACCTACCCGTGGTCAAGGCCATCGTGGACGGACTGGTGGACGCCGGATGTTGGCCAGATGACACTGCCGAGTTCGTCGAGATACGTCAGCCAGTGCTCGTGGTTGGTGGCGACGGATTAGTGCGGATCGCGGTTAGCCCCTTGCACCATTGAGACAAGCGCGGACGGTATCCGTGCATGTCCAAGACCAAGAACCTTTACAAGGGCGACTGCCTCACCGAGCTCAAAAAGCTCCCCGACTGTTCCATTGACTCAATCGTCACGGACCCGCCATACGAACTTGGCATGATGGGAAAATCTTGGGATAGCACCGGGATTGCATACAGCGTCGAGATGTGGCGCGAGTGCCTACGGGTACTAAAGCCCGGCGGCCACCTGCTCGCGTTCTCCGGCTCTCGCACCTATCACCGCATGGTCGTAGCCATCGAGGACGCAGGCTTTGAGATCCGCGACCAGATTATGTGGCTGTATGGCTCGGGCTTTCCAAAGTCGCTGGACGTGAGCAAGGCCATAGACAAGAGCATGGGCGAGAACCGGCAGCGTCAACTTCGCTTCACCGATTGGATGCGCTCCACCGGCATTACAGCCAAACAAATAGATGAAGCCACCGGCACGAACATGGGAGGTCATTACCTTTCAAGCGCCAGCCAACCAGCCATCGCCACCGCCGACCTGTTTGACTTATTGCGCCCCCTGCTCCCCGAAGTTCCCGAGGAAATCGAACGCCTTGTAGCGGAGCGCACCGGCATCGAATGGACTGCTTACAAGAACCGTGAAGTGGTGGGTGAGCGTAAGACTGGCGTGGGAACGGGCAAAGGAACAACAGCCATCATGGGAGATGGCAATCGAGACATCACCACACCAGCCACTCCCGAGGCTCAACAATGGCAAGGCTGGGGAACGGCTCTAAAGCCCGCCCACGAGCCCATCTGCGTCGCTCGCAAACCCCTGACCGGAACCGTGGCCTCGAACGTGCTGGAGTGGGGAACGGGTGCGCTGAACATCGACGGGTCACGGGTGAGGAGCGAGGGTGGCACTTATAAAGCCAGCAAACCAGAGGGAACGTCAAATGGCATCTACGGCGAGGTCATAAGAGGAACGGTGGACATATGGCAACTGAACGCCGGTCGCTGGCCTGCCAACGTCATCCACGACGGAAGCGATGAGGTGCTGGCAGGGTTTCCAAAAATGGGTGATGACGGCTCCGCCGCTCGCTTCTTCTACTGCGCTAAGGCCAGCAAGTCCGAGCGCAACGCAGGACTGGACAAGCAGAACTTCCACCCCACCGTCAAACCAACCGCCCTTATGCGCTACCTGGTCAAGCTGGTGACGCCGCCAAATGGAGTTGTGCTCGACCCCTTCTTGGGTTCTGGCTCAACCGCCGTCGCCGCGATCCTCGAAGGCTTTGACTGGCGCGGTTGCGAAATGACCGAAGAGTATTGGCCCATCATCGAAGCACGCGTGAAGTGGGCCAAGAAGGAAGCCGCCAAGCCCACCCAGGGCGAGCTGCCTATTTGAGTTTCTTTTGGCGAATGCGTTCGGCGTGGGCTGGCAATCCGGCCACGCCGTACCATCGACCAGCTTTCGAGCTGTTGCAAGTGCGACAAATCGGGCGCAGGTTCGACGGCCACAATGCTCCGCCCGCGACGATCGGTTTGACATGATCGACGGCCTCCATCGGGTCTTTGCAAATCCAACACAACCCACCGAAGTAGTCAATCCGGGCCATCAGTTGCGGGCCCGTGCAAGTGCCCTTGGCCATCTTTATTTTGTTGCGGCGACGCGGACCGCCAACGTATTGCGTTAGGTGACTGCCGCAGAACCCAAGACCACGGTGCGGGTCATTGCAGCCGGGCACCGAGCAACCGCGCGTCGGGTCATTCACGCGCACCGTCGGATCGCCGTGGTATCGAAACTGGCCGAAGTGGGGCATGCACATTCCGTGAGCAAAGCTGCGCTCATCGCACCCCGCCACCGAACACCGACGATCTTTTATTGGCGTGGCCCGACCACCTAACGGATCGCCGTAGACGCGCCAGCGCTTGTTATGGGCCTGGCAGTAGCCATTGGCAAACACTTTCTTTTCGCAACCCTCGACTTTGCAAGGCACCACTTTCTCAGGAGTTTTGTGTTGCTTTTCGTGATAGCGGCAATAGCGCCCGAGGCCAGCTTCTTGATCGCAGTCAGTCTCGGCGCATTTGCGAAACTCGTACTTAGGTATTGGCGTGCCGAGCAACGGATCACCGAACCTCTGAAAGCGGTAGTAGTGGTGACGGCAATAGCCTTTACGCACAACTGGCCACAGACAACCCTCGACCGCGCAGCCCTCGCGTTTCTTCTCTAAGAACTCGCCGTGGACTTGCAACTGTCGGTAGTGCTTGTCGCAGCAACCTTTTGTCAATGACTTGCGAGTGCAGCCCGGAGCACGACAAAGTTTCTTCGGTTCTTGCGGTCTGGTGGCTTTGGCAGTGAGCAACGGGTCGCCGTATAGACGCCAACGCTTGTAGTGCTTTTCGCAATAACCCCGAGACTTTTTGAGCAGGTCGCAGCCCTCAACCGAGCACGGTTCTTTGGGCTTTCTTTCAGGACCTGGCACCCCACCAGTTTGCCCCATCGTTGCGACTTTGCATTCGATAAGTGTCACCCCGTGACACTCACAACGCAGCAACCGTCACGGCCATGCCCGCACCTTTCACTCCCCAGACCCCATCGCCCGCCCCGCACAAGCAGGCTGGCGTTGACGCTTTGTTCACCGCTGCTTACACTGGTGGCGGAGTTTCTCTTGCCTCTTTGTTGGCCGCTGCCCACAGCGCGTTCCCGGCCCAGACCGCGGTAGCTGCTTTGGCCATCACCGCTGCTCTGGCCTTCTTGCGCAAGGAAGCCCCCTACGTCCGTGACGCTGTGAAGCTTTGGAACTCGGTACGCAAAGACGCCGCTGTGCAGAAGGCCGTCGCCAAGCTCGCGAACACCCAGGCATTCAAGGACGCCGTCAAGGCCGAAAAGGAAGCTGAAAAGGCCGTCGAGTCGAACCCGGTTGCCGACAAGCTCGTAGACGCCGCTGCTGCCGAAGTGAAGACCGCGGTCGAAGAAGCCGTCGCTCCCGCCGCTGGTCCGCAGGTTCTCTAATGGCTTGCGACTGCACTCTGTGCCGCCCGTTTCGCACCGCACCGACGTCAGTCGTTGAGGCAACCCCCAAGCGCACCCGCAAGTCGGCAGCGCTACCCCTCGTCACGGCTGAAGCCGTAGTCGAGACCCGATCCAACGAGGAGTAAATGATGGACAAGTTGAACCTGGGCAAGGTGCAGAACCGCAGCCTGACCATCCGCCAGGGCCTCCAGAGCCGTGGCGTCGAGACCGATGCCGAGGGTCGCAAGATCTACACCGCCCTGGCCTACGGCTACGACGACGGCACCGAGGACACCGTGGACAGCTACGGCACCACGATGGCTCGAGGCGCAATGGCCCACGTCACGCCCGAGGATTTCCGCATCCTCCAATACCACCAGCAGAGCTCCGACCCGGTGGGCAAGCCCGTCAGCGTCGAGGACACCCCCGAGGGTTTACTGGTGCGCTTTGTCTTCGCTGACACCGAGCGTGCCCGTGAGCTTCAGGGTCTCGTGGACGGTGGCTTCGTGCGTGGCGTCTCTGTGGGCTTCATTCCCCGTGATGGCTACAAGCGCAAGGACGGAACCATCGTCTTCACCAAGGTGGACCTCCACGAGCTCTCGCTGGTCAATGCCCCGAGCTCCAAGAAGGCGCTGATCGATCTCACCCGTGAGCTCGGCGCTGACGAGGACGAGATGGCCGAGCTCTACGCCGATGTGATCCGCCCGGCCACCCCGGTCGAAGAGGCCCGCGACGCCATCACTTCGATCATCACCCGCGCCAACGAGGGGAGCAGCACCGCTGCGCTCTCGCTCGTGCTCCAGCTGTTGACCATCATCGACACCGCAGCCGACGTGGCGCAGGACGTTGCTTCGGACGCTCTCGGAGTGGAGAACCCCGACGATGCCCAGGATGCGGCCCTCGAAGCGGGAGACGTCGACGGCAATGAGGGGTCTTCAGAAGATCTTGGCCAGTCGATGGAAATGGCAGCAACCGTTCCCGCTATCGAGACGGCCGTCCCGGCCCGATCGGTCCGGCGTCGACCCCGTCGCCGGTAGCCGCAAGAACCGGCTTCCTTGTGAGGTGGCCGGCGGTTGTGACCAAGCGGCGACAACAACCGTCAACCCCCTACCTACAGGAGAAATCCCATGAACCGTGAGCACCTGCTCGCAGAGCTCAACAAGGTGGCCGCCCGTGCCGCCGAGCTGCGCACCGCTGAGACCCTCGACGTCGCCGCCCTCGACGCTGTCGAGTCAGTCCGCGCGTCGCTCCTCAACGAGCTTGCCTCCCTCGACGCCGCTACCCCGGCCGTCGCCATCACCCCCGCCGCCGCCCCGGTGACCCGTTCGACCGTTGCCCGCCGGGCCATCGAGTCGGGCGTCTTCGCTCGTGCGCTCAACGGCGAAAAGGTCGAAGCCACCATCGACATCTCCGATGTCCGTGACGCTCTCGACATCTTCACTGACCCGAACGGTGCCTCTGGCTCGAGCCCGATCGTTGCCCCTGACTTCGTCAACGGCATCGCCCTCAAGCCTGTTGCTCCGCTGACCCTGCTCAACTACATCCCGCAGTCGAGCACCTCGTCGGACACCGTGGTCGTCTTCGTTGAGACCGGCTTCACCGACAACACCGGTGCTGTCGCTCGTCGCTCGGGCACCCCGGCTGACTTCGCCGCCTACACCGAGTCGGGTATCACCTTCACCCGCCTCGTGCAGACCGTGGCCAAGGTCGGAACCGTCTTCCGCACCGACAGCAGCACCCTGGCCGACCAGGCTCAGCTCACCTCGGTGATCGAGAACCGTCTCGTTTACGGCATCAAGAACAACCTGATCGCCCAAATGGTTGCCGCTTCGGACACCCCCAACGGCATCCCGTCGCTGATCGTGACCGGCTCGGGCCGTGCGCAGTCGCTGACCTACGAGGTCGTCGCTGACCACAACCAGACCCGCGTCAACGCCATCAACGCCGTCCGTCAGGGCATCACCGCTGTGCAGAAGACCTTCACCCCGGCTGCCTACATCCTGGCTTCCGCTTCGTTCATCGAGGCGCTCAGCTTGGCGACCTCGGCAATCGGGACCTACCTCTTCGCCCAGCCGACCACCACGACCCAGCAGCTCTCGCTCTGGGGCCTGCCGGTCGTGTGGTGCCCGCAGCTGCCTTCGGACGGCTCGGAGTTCGGTCCGATCGTTGTCGGTAGTTCGGAGTATGTCTCGCTGGTGAACCGCAACCAGATCAGCATCGCCGCCTCGGAGAACGTCGGTTCGGACTTCCTGTCTGACGCCGTCCGCTTCCGTGCGTCGATCCGTGTGGCTCTCACCAACGTGCGCCCCGAGGCCTTCTGCGTCATCACCGGCGTCGAGGCCTGATCAAGCCCTGACGGCGGGGGGCCGCGCTCCCGCCGTCAGCCCCTCATCGCGGTCGTCTGAGCCCCCGGTCATTCTTCGAGTGACCGGGGGCTTTGGCGTTCGCAGCAAGAGTCAGGCACAGACCCCCCGATCCGTGAGGCGCTTCATGACCCTGATCTCTACTGCCGACTACGAGCTCTTCACGGGCACGACGGCACCTGACAACTTCGAAGAGCTGCACGACTACGTCGTCTCCTCGCTCGAGGACGTCCTCGGTCGTTGGCTGGTCAGCAACACCTACCAAGAGCACATCTTCCCGATCTCCAAGGACGGCGAGATCTACCCGCGCGCCACGCCGATCACCTCTGTGCCCGCGGGCTGGCGCTACGACGACGGCGCCATCTACCTCATCTGGGACATCTACGGCGGCACGAGTCTTCCCGCCACGCCGGCTGGCTTCACCGATTCGGGCATCGACTCGGGCCTCGGGAGCTCGCTCACCCAGGACGGCCTCACCGCCAACTCGATCGACTACTTCCTCGTCCAGGGCATCGACGTCACCTACACCGGTGGCTACACCCCCTACGGCTCCGGTGGCACCTACACCCCGACCAACGAGCTCAACGCCAACCCGCCCTTCCAGCTTTCGAGCGACCTGCCCATCGGCCTCGCCAAGGCCATCGCCTGGGGCATCCACACCAAGGTCTCGAACGCTGAGCTCGCCCTCCCTCGAGGCATCGCATCGCTGAACATCGCCGGTGAGTTCTCGGCCACTCTCGTCGCAGGCACCATCCTCGGGCCCGACGGCTACCCCGTCCCCCGCAAGCTCAAGGCCGCTCAGGACCTCGGCGGACAGTGCCTGACCCTGGCGGCCCCGTTCCGGAGGCTCCGCAAGTGATTGGCGCCAACCAGCCCCTCTACATCTGGAAGTCGGTTCCCGGTCTTCGTGACACCGAAGGCCGCCCTACCCGTGACTTCATGCTGACCACCGCTGTCGTGGGCAACCTCGTCTGCAAGCAAGCTCGAGAGATCGTCGACGGCTCCTGGCAGCAGATCGACAAGTGGTTCGCCTACCTTCCCGCAGACACCGAGGTCTCGCACCAAGACCTCCTCAAGGACGCCGACGGCCAGACCTTCCGCATCGAGACGGTCGTAGCTCGACGTGGCCCTCTGGGAACCGTCCACCACCTCAGCTGCCAGCTGGTCCGAGCAGGTGCCTAATGGCCGCCTACCTGACCGACGTCGTCGTGAATGAGGCGCAGCTGAAGGTGACCATAAACCAACCAGCCGTGGTCTCGGCCATGTCGCAAGCCGCTGCTGTCATCACCGCCGCCGCTGCGACCTACTCGGGCTACTTCACCGGAGACCTTCAGCACTCAATGCAGCACGCCCCCCACATCGAGCCCGACGGCATCACGGCTGTGGACCTCGGATCGGGGACCGAAGACGGCGACACCCTCTGGTATGCCGCACCGCACTGGTTTGGCGTGAAGGACCCCGACGGCCTCGTGAAGGACCGCTACTACCCCGAGTGGCACACGCACCCGGGAGTCGTCAACGCCCCGGCGCACCCCTACGAGCAGGCGCTCAAGGAGCTCCACATCGCTTACACGGTCAACACCAGCCGCCTCGAAGACAAGGTCGAACCATGATCGCCATCCCTCAGCTCATCGTCGCCTGGCTCAACTCCGACAGCGCCATCCAGGCTGCCGTGTCCGGGCGCATTTCGACGATCCTCGACCCCGCCGATGGTCTGCCGGCCATCGTGATCGGCCCCGTCTCTGGTGGTCCCGTCGCCATGCCCCAGGCAAGCCTCGACCTCGTGGAGAAGTGGATGGTGCCCATCTATTGCATCGCCGGTCGCCGTTCGAACGGTCTCGATGACCTTCCCGACAACGAGACGGCCTGGGAAGTCGCAGCGTTGGTGGCCGACGCCATGGCCAAGCTCGACCTCGAGCGCTTCACCACCGAGAAGGCCGAACTGGTCTCAGCAACCGTCGCATCTGCAACAACGAGCATCGATCCCAACGCGGGCTTCGGTCGAGTGCTTGTCACGGCCTCGGTTTCTGCCTGGCGCCGGTCGTAGCCAGCAACTGTCAACACCAACACCGATCAAGGAGCTTTCCTGTGAGCACTTCTGCCGACAACCTGATCCAGGGCCCCGGCCACATCTTCGTCGCCCCCTACGGCACTGCCCTCCCGGCCGCCGCTGACATCTCCGGCCTTCTCGCCGGCACCGTCAGCGGTTGGACCTCGGTTGGCGAGACCACCGCAGGCGTGGACCTCGTGGACACCCCCACCTGGGTCAAGGCCACCAGCCAGCAGCAGGCTCGCACCATCGACGCCGCCATCTCGGCCATCTCGACCACCATCAAGACGACCCTCCGTGAGGTCGACGTGACTCGCCTCGAGGACCTCGTGCGTGGCACCGCCGACGCCTCGGCTTCGACCTTCACCACCGTCACCCCCTCGGGCATCGGCCCGGCTCCGAAGTTCAGCCTCGCCATGGTTGGCGCTTGGCCTGCTGGCGAGAAGCTCCTCTTGGTTGCCGAGCGCGTTATCTACAACGCCGCCCAGACCCTCAGCTTCGCCACTGACAAATATTCCGAGGTTGCCGTCGAGTTCGAGATCCTCACTCCCTCGGCTGCCGGCCCGGTCGGTGGCTACGAGATCTTCGTGACCAAGCCCAGCGCCTAACCCCACCAAGTCCACGCGGAGGACAGATGAAGAGCTTCAACACCAACGAGGTCCCCACCCAGCTCACCGAGCGGGTCGAGATCGGCTGGGAGCACGAGATCGTCAACGACGAGACCGGCACCCGCCTCGTATATCGACTTGATGACGCAGGCAACCGGGTCCCCAGGATCTACGACATCCCGACAGCGCTGAGCGCCAACGAGCTCGTCAAGATCTATCGGAGCCTCACCGCTGGCCAGCTCGACAACATTGCCAAGCGCCTCACCACTGGCGACGTGACTGCCGTCGTGGAGCTCGCAGGCCTGGTCTTCGGTGCAGACGTTGTCCTCGGCATCGCTCAAGACCCCACCGTCTCAACCGAGGGCTTCATGGCGTTCTGCAACCAGGCGCTTCGCTCGCTCGGCTTCCAAGAGGCACGCCCCGAAGAGGAGCCGGCGGACGATAGCCCTTTTATGCCGGATGGTGTCTCTGGTTCGCCCTCAGAGTCGTAGCCATCTACGTGAGCTGGCCAGCGCTAGCTCGGGCTGATCTCCGTCGTGAATATGGCGTGAGCAAGGCAGAGGCGCTCTCGATGAACGCCGTCGAGCTTGTCGAGCTTGTCGCCGGCTTGAGCGACGAGGCCAAGGTCCGAGCCTTCTGGCACTCAGCAACTGTCGAACAGGAGATGAGCCGACAGAAGTCCCGCGAGGAGCTTCTCAGCGGCCTGCGCCGCCACCGGGGCCGCGTGACGATCGTAGAGGAGTAGCAACGTGTCAGAGAGCCTCATGAGCGCGGTCCTCAAGATCCGCCCCGAGCTCGACACCGCCGCCCTCGACAAGATCGTTGCAGAGCAGGGTCGGGTCGCCGGCACCTCCTTCGGTGCGGAGTTCGAAGCCGGGACCGTTCCTGGCATAGACGCCACCGCAACGGCCATGACCGAGAAGATGACCGCGGCCTCCACCGAGGCAGCGAAGGCATCAAGTGCCGCTGCTACTGCTGGCGCCGCCAAGGTGCAGGCCACCACGGCAGCCTCGACGGAGAAGGTCATCGCATCCAACGATGCCGCTCTCGCATCGGTCGGCAAGGCACACGGCGCGCTCTCCAGCCTCATGGGCCTCGGCTCTGGCTTCGTCGCTTACTCGGGCGTCAAGTCAGCCATGGCCATGCAGCAGTTCATGGGCGCTTCAAACCTCATCTTCGGCAAGGCCAGCGAGGATGTGAAGAAGTTCGCTGAGGACCAGGCGACGAGCATCGGCATCGCCCCTGCCGAGGCCCTTCAGCAGCTCAACCAGCTCGGCCAAGTCTCGAAGACCATCTTGGGTGCCAACAACGCGCAGGCCGCTCAGATCTCGCAGTCCCTCCTCAAGCGCTCGCAGGACATCGCCATCGCTACTGGCGGGGACCAGCAGGAGATCCTGAACACGATGACCACGGCTCTCGCCGGTGGACCCTCGCGCGCTCTCAAGCGCTACGGCGTCTCGATCAACGAGGCCGCCTTGCAGCAAGAGGCCCTTCGCCTCGGTCTGATCCATGTCACCGGCGACGCAACGAAGGCGAACCTCATCTGGGACAAGCACGTCGCACTCCAGGAGCGCCTCGGCGCTGCCCAGAAGAAGTATGGCGTCGACTCGATCCAGGCCAAGACGATCCAAGACCAGCTGACCAAGAACGAAGCCGACTACCAGGCTGCGCTCGCAGGCAAGATCCCGAAGCTCACGCAGGCCCAGCGCTCGCAAGCCGCCTACGCCCTCATCCTCCGCCAGACCAACACCTACAACGACTACTTCTCGAAGCACGCCGGCGACCCTGCCGAGAAGCTGGCTAAGACCCGGGCGGAGTTCGCCAAGTTCGAGGAACAGCTCGGCAACCAGCTCCTACCAATCCTCCTCCAGGTGCTCAAGCCCCTCGACACGATGATGCAGACCTTCAACGACGCCCCCAAGTGGCTCCAGGGCACCATCCTCTGGAGTGCCGGAGCGGCCTTCGGCCTCACGAAGCTGGGCAATGCGATCTCGGCCGTCAAGAACGGCGTCTCTGCCGCCAGTGACCTCATGAAGTCCTTCACCCGTCTGCTCGGCCTCAACACCGAAGCGGCCACGACCGCAGCTGGAGCCGAGGACACGAACGCCGCCGCCAAGGAGCGCTCAGCCGCCGCTAGCCAACAGGCAGCCGCTGCCCAGGCCGAGCTCGATGCCGCCAACTCAGCAGGCGTCAGCGCTGCCGCCGGAGCTGCCGCCGCAGAAGGAGAACTCGCTGCCGCAGATGCGGCGGCAATCCCCGCCATCGAAGCCAACACGGCCGCAAAGGTCGAGAACAGCGCCGCCTCAGCCGGCATGGGTGGGCTAGGCCGCTTCGGTGGTCTCGCCAAGAACGGCGTGGCAGCTCTTGGCGCCTACTCCCTCTACCAAGGCGGCACGGGCATCTGGAACGACATCGCGTCCGGCAAGAACATCGACCTGAAGTCTGGCGCCGAGACCATCGCTGGGGTGACGGCTCTCGCCTACCGGTTCGGCGGACCCGAGGCAGTAATCCCCGCCGCACTCTTTTCGACGGCCATCATCGCCGGCGGCCGCATCGGGCAATCTCTCTTCGGCAACGGCAGCGGTGGCGTTCCCGGAGCTGCGACCGGCGCCACGGTCTATCCGAACGGCACGCTCGTGCGGCTTGCAGAAGGCGGCGAGCCAGAGGACGTCGTGCCTCACTCGAAGCGCGCGGGCTACGCCGCTGCGGTGGGCGGGGGATCCACTATCCACTACGCACCCGTCTTCAACATCACCGTCGAAGGCGGCGTCCGAGACGAGGCGACGCTTGCCAAGGAGCTCGACCGCACCAACCGTTCCACGGCAGCGAAGATCCTCCGAACCCAGCGGGTGCCTGCATGATTCTCTCCAACATCACCCTCGTTGCCCCAGACGGCAGCTCCGTCGAGCTCGGTCAGTGGGACATCGACCCCAACACCGGACACGCCTCGGGCTACGTGGCAACCAACCTGCTCTTCAAGCCGGCGCCGATCACCGTTCGCCGCCAGAAGCTCCCCTTCTTCGCTGGGGGCATCGTCGCCGCGTCGCATGCTGATCTCCGTGACATCACCGTCTCTGGTGCCGTCTTCGGCTCGAGCATCGAAGACGCCAACGCCCTCTGGCAGCAGCTGCTCAATGTCTGTGGCGATCCCGGCGGCGGCTTCGTCTCGATCCGCTTCCAGCCTTCGAGTAGCTCGCCTCTTCTCGAGATGCTTGGCGTCGTCACCGAGATCAACCCGCAGCAGACCAGTGCCCTCGAGATCCCCTTCGACATCTCGTTCGTGTCTGGGAGCCCCTACGCCACCGCCACCCAGATCAGCAGCACCAGCGGCGGCACGCTCGTCGGTGCGGGCAACGTGCCGGTCTATCCCGACATCACCCTGACCGCCACCGGAACGGTTGACGACATCGCTCTCTCGATCACGCACCCGAACGGACAAACCGACACTCTCAACCTCACCGGACTCGGCATCACCTCGGACTGCTCGATCGCCATCAGCTGCAAGCCGGGCTACGAAGACATCCTCATCAACGGCACTACCCGAGCCATGCGCCACCGCGTGCCTGGTTCTGCGTGGCCCACGATCATGCCTGGCGCCAACACCATTTCGGCCACGACGAGCTCGGCCGGATTGGTCAGCGTTGCAGCGGTCACCTGGAACGACGGCTGGTCACTGTGAGCACGCCAGCAACTCCGTTCCTCACCGGCTACACGATCACCGACGGCGTTGCCGGCGCCGTCGCAGGCATCAACGGCCAGACCTGGGTCGTCTTCGGCTTCAGCGGTCCGAGCTTCGAGGTCAACGGTCTCTCCATTCCCGGCAACAGCTCGGGCAAGACCCTGGCAGCAGTCCTCTTCGACAACGAGGGCACCGGCGTCACCGCAGCGACGATCGAGGCCCCGTCGTTCGACGTCAACTACATAAAGCTGGCCACCGATGAGCGAGGCTGGCTGGTCTTGGGCTTCGACCTCTTGGCCTTCCCGGACACCGACGTCACGATGAAGAGCTCCGGTGGCTACCTGGCCCCGATCAACCCCAACGCCGTCCAAGTCCACCTGCTCTCCACCGACGGCGTTTGGTCGGCGCGCACCACCCTCGACCTTTCGGTCAACTTCCTTTCCGACTACACGTTCAATCTGACCCACGTCGCTGTGACCAACGGCACGGGCTACGCGCTCATCGAGGGCTACTACCCGGCGCCACAGATCACCGTTTACTGGTGGAAGGTCGGTGCAACTTCAGCCGTTCCACTCAGCTTCACCGACACCGGCCTCACCAATGCCGGCACCCCCAAGATTCCGCAGTGGCTCAAGGCAGGCAGCTCAACCGAGCTCGAAGATGTGGACAGCTCGATCACCCGCTACATCTCAGCGAACGGTCTCATCGCCAAGAACGACAGTGTCTTCATCTCTCTGACCATCGGCTGGCACGGCCAGGACGGCCACGAGGAGTTCGTCTTTCAAGACCCGGTGAGCATCTTTGACATTGGTGGCGCGCCGAACGATGCCTTTGCTGGGCAGGCCAGCAACTACGACTACCCGCTCCACTTTCAAAAGGGCTGGACGGTCGGCACCCGCATCTTCATGCTCAACGGCGAGACCGGAGCGCTCATGGGCGAGGTCGTCCCACCAGAGGCAGCAGGGGAAATCCAGTGGACTAAGCACCCGATGGGCTTCGACGCCGCTACGAGCACCCTCTGGGTTGCCGCCCCAACCCTTCAACAGACCTTTACTGCAGTAGCTACCGTGAGCGGCCTTGCGCACATAAACGGTGGTGGAGGCGGCGTCTCCGCACTCGTCAAATACAAGACCGCTGACCTGCAGGCGGGCGTCGCCACCGACATCATCACCTATGCCGACTCCAACGTCATCTCCATCGACCCCAAGGCCGTGGACTTCGTCGGCAGCGGCAATCCCGTCATCATCGGATCCACCAACACCACCTACGGGTTGGGCACTCCATCGGTCTTTGGCACCAGCATTCCCACCGGGGTGAGCTTCATCGCCAGCGCGTCGAGTGCCAACACCTCCGGATCGTGGACCACGACAATGTCGATCTCCATGAGCGGCTCGACCGGCGTCATCGCCGGCACCGGACTGGGCACGGTCACCTGGGACAACTCCGGGCATCCCCAGTCGGTTCCCGAAGCGGTCGCCACCGAGATCTTCTGGATCGGGTCCATCGACCGCACCCTCGAGATCGGCACCTTCGACGGCATCGGCGGAGCCGGGAGCGGCACGCCGACCGTCGGCGCCTACCCGACTGCACCGATCGGCAACATTCCTCCCTGCTATGTGGGCAACACGGTTCTGGCCACCCTCCAGACCACCGATCCGAACACGACCAACCTGACGTGGGCCCTCTCGACCACCAACGACCCGACCTACTCGAGCCCGCTCAGCATGCTCGAGCTCGGACCAAACGGTGCTGCTGGATCGATCTCGATCGACAACGCTGGTCATGTCGCTGTGACCTCGAGTGGCTTGGCACTTGGCACCTTCACGTTCTGGGTGGCCATCAACGAGACCGGCACCCAGAACTGGTCAGCTTGGCGTCAGTTCACGGTCAAGATCACTACCCCTCCGGGCCCGAGCTCACCCTTCGTCGTCGGCAACGGCTCCACTACCGACCTGCCTCCGATTAGTGAGAACTCCACCGTTGAACTTGACCTCGAGTGGGACGATGCCACCTACACGAGCGGTGGCTCGGGTCGCTGGGACCTCGAGGTCGGTGCCTGCACTCCGTCCGGCTCCTCGTTCCGCGTCGACCTGACGAACCTCATCAGCTCGAGCACCTATAACCCGACGACTGGCGGAGTTGTCGAACTTCAGGTTCCCGTTACCCCAAGCCCAGAGATGGACGGCGCCGCCTTCGTCACCGTTCTGGTCTCAGCGAGCACAAGCGGCTCGAAGCTTCGCCGTCACCTGAGCATCAGCCCGCCCTCCTACTTCCACGGCAAGTTCGCCATCTGGGCCCGTGCCGTCAACCGCTCGACCACGAACTTCCCCGTCCTTGGTGCCACCTCGATCTTGACCGGAGTGGTCGGCTACACACCGACGACGCCGAGCGCTCCCTGGCCGAGCACCATGCCTCACGGTGAGCCTGGAGACCAGGCCATCGTCGGCACCTTCGTTACCAGCGACCAAAACGCCTCGAGCCCCCACGACACCTTCGAGATCGCCGCTCTCAACTCCAGCAGTTGGGACCAGTCACTCAGCCTCGATGGCATTGGCACGCTCGGCGTCAGCTACCCGTCGAACAGCACGACTGCCTCGGTCACCTTCTCCCCGAGCTCCGGCTTTCGGGGCAGCTACGCCTTCCAGCTTCGGGCACGCAACGCAGTTGGCGCAGGTCCTGCCATCACGGTGCGGGGCATCGTCTCCTCGACGCGTCTCACCGCTGTGCTCCAGACGGTCGACCACCTGAGCGGCGAAGTTACGCCTCTTACCATCGTCACCGAGATCGCAGCGCTCTCGATCACCGAGACCCTCGGAGGGTCCGGACAGATCTCGCTCACCGCCGGAGCCGAAGAGATCGCCCGTCGAGCAGCTCGCCTGACTGACGTGGTGGACAGCCCGCTGGACCTTGTCGAGCCCGCTGCAATCGAAGTCGCCATCTACCTCGGTGACCAGTGCCTTGCCATCGGCACCATTAGCGAGTCCACCTATGCCACCGACACGGCCACCTACGAGGTGACCGCCATGGGACTGCTCGAGGCCTTGCTGGCTCACGCAGCCATCGAGTTCCCGGCCCGCATTGGCGACAACCCAGGAGGCGGCACTGGTGCGCCCTGCATCATCTCCTACAACGCCGCCACCGGAGAGCTCGAGCTGACCAACACCGGCACGGCCGCCACACTGGTCGACCCGAACCGCCTCGTTTACCTAAACTGCTTCCAGGCCGACATCGCAGAGGACCTCTTGGCCCGAGAGCAAGCCAAGCCCGGCGGCAACCTGGGCTTGGGCTTCAGCAACCGCACCACGGGCGACCACCAGGTCACCGTCGCCTTCGAGCGCAACCAACTGCTCTCTGCCGCTGTCAAGCAGATCACCGATCAGGCCCT